GAAGTAGTATGTAACTGCAATTGCTATGGCCAGCAGTAAGAAGAAGGTGCCTACGATGACTCCCTGGACGTTACCACCCCACATAGGTTGTTGCATAAATTCTGTTATTGTCTCAATCATCATTACCATCCCAGTTTATATCTCTCTGCTTACGCATATCAGTCTTGTAGTCGGATCTTGTAGGCTTAGTCTTGTCTCTGTGGACAGCTGTCTTACTGTGATCCGGTTGCACTTTACGAGCTTTGACCTCTGGTTTCTTCTTCCCAAAGGCAAGCTCCCACCCATCAGCGTATGCGTTAGCATCTGGTTGTCTAGGTTTATCACCTTTGCCGCCATGCCATTGTTTACCCATCTGTCACTTCCACTTCAATCTTTATTGTATCACCATCCCTCTCTCCGAGCTCACACATACTATCGAACATAGCTGATGCGCCAGTTCGTACTCCTATGTTGTGTGATGTGATTCCTACACCTATGATACACAATGTAACTAATATTATCTGTTCAATCAGCATCTGCCATCTCCTCTGCTTCTTCCTTTGCTAGCTTGATGTCTTTCTTCTGCTTAGCAGTAAGTTTAAGACCTGCATCAATCATCTCGCTTGACGTTGAGATTCCACACTCCAGACACTTGTCTAAGTTTATACGTACGTGCTTGTGAAATGGATTCGGCTTACGTAAGAGTCCTCTATCGTAAACCCACTCTGGATTGATTGACCAATCGTACACCATCTCCTCGGCATGCTCATATCCAAACTTATGTCTGTATCTCTCTACGACTTTCCAGTTGATAGTAGCAGCGAGGACAGCTTTACGTAACTGCTCCTGCTCTGTACTCTCTTGATCGACAAACATATTTATGCCACCGCTCCGACTTCTGGTAGTGCATGACTACCTGCTAACCCAGCATCATCCATAGTAGGATCTGCCTTGAAGCATTCCATTGCTTCCATGAATGCAAAGTAGTCACTGATGCTATTACCACCAATGTTCCAGCTAGTCGCTTTGTAGTCGTCGTTGAGATCTCTAGCAAAGTACCAGTCATAGATAGTGAACTTACCTGTAGTAAGCTCATCCCACTCAGCATCATACTGCTGCCACTCAATGGTCCACTCAGTGGTAGTCTTATCTCCGATACCCTCGAAGTGAGGTTTACCGAACATACGAACCAGGTCGCTGTACGATAGTTGAACGCCTGCATGTTGCAGACAGGTCCCGCTTGCGAACTCGTCGCGAGGGATGAATGTGATTGTGGATTGTTCCATAGTTAACTCCTTAATTATACCATCTATTATACACAGATGTTGATTAGAAGTCAACGGGCTTTGTTAACCCACCTATTCCGCGTGAGTTCATCGATGAATTGACCGACTCCCTCTTTACCTACCTTAATATGTTGAACATTCTTGGATCTCTTATGTGTCTCTTCAACATCATAGTATGAGTTCATTGTAGGCTTAATCTTAATCGTTTTCTGCTTGTCAGCACTGACCCATATACCTCTACATATATTCACACTAAACTCCTCTTATAACGCTTCATATTCGCTCTAAGACCACTTATCAGTCCATTGCCTGATGGTTTGATCAAACCCAGTACGCACTACCACACTCATGAGAGAGATGACCAGTACGATGATTGATGGGTAGTAGAATACGAAGTGAAATCCATATGCTACTACTGCGACTGACAGAATGTCAGTACCGATTGTTTTGAGGACTTTACGGATCTTAATCCAGTCCCAGTTTACTATTCCCGTGTTCCATTTCATAATGTTTACCATATTCAGCTAAGTAATAGCTATCAATTATATCACTAGAAGGATTCCATTGCTTGTCTGTCTGACCAAGCAACTGCTTCAAATCTCTCCCAGTCTCCTCCACGTATGCTTCTTGCATTTTCTCTTTGTTGGCGTTACCTTTACCGGTAGCGAACTTCTTGAGGACCGTAGGTGGAACAGTCACAAAGGGTATTATACTACCTCTTAGCTTAAATTTCAACAGGCCAAAGTTTTCTCCTATCTGAAACGTCCTGCCTGTAGATGCGAACGAGTAGTCTTCTAGGATAGCGAGGTCTATGTTCCAGTCCTCTATACAATCCATCACCCAGTCTGATATCTTATCCCATCTATCAGTGTCATCTGTATACTCTGGCATGATGTGACCGATCACAACGATGTCATCAACATCGAACTCGAGGTCGTATTTCTTCTGCTTGGTGAGGTAGTGGAATTCATAGCCGTGGTTGTCATGTAGACAGAGACACGGAAGTGTCATGCTATAATCTATTCCAAGATAAGTTCTATTGGAGGTCTGGGTCATTCCATCCTTCATCATATTGGCCACCACTGTTTAGACGTAAGTCTTTATCTAGTGGCTCACCACATGCCAAGCAGTATTTGATATCACCCTCTAGTTGATCCAGTCCTAGTTCTACTGTGAACTCTGAATGACAGCTATCGCAAAAGTATTCTATTGGTTGAGACATCTCTTCTCCTAATATCTGAACGGGTCGTCGTTCATCTTCTTAAATATGACACTGATCACTATATCATGTGTCTCCTTGAACTTATATAGTATTTCTCTAATCTGATCGTTTGTGAGAGTAGCTTGACTATTGAGACGATGTACAAATTGGCGTGAGCTGTTTGTCACTACCATGAATGGAACTCCATAGTTGTTAGCTCCTGCTATGTGGACTAGTTGATTGATAGTGAGAGCACTCATGCCATTACTCAGTCCCAGAGGTCCTGATATTAATAGGTAGCCATTTGTCTCTACCATGTCATGAAGTGTTCGCCAGCTCTTGATTGAGTCGATTCTTCCTTGTAGGTAGTTGAATGCACATACGACTGGTGAGGTGACACCAGGAGCAATATCGTTATCAGAAGGGTAGCCTGTGTAATCACTCACGTTTAGCCTAGAGAACATCTCTGTGACTGATTGCGAGAGTATGAACCCAGGAAGTCTAGCCTTCATGAACCTATTGAGCTTCGTGTCCCACTGGCCACTCCCTAGCTCAATCACCTTACCAGCCTCAAAGAATCCTTTCTCGGATGCAAAAGCTATCTGCTCACAATGTGTCTCAGTGTACACTACGTTGAGCCCTCACCCATGTGTTAATATATTCTATCACGTTATGCTCATAGTAGCCGTATGGCTCCTCGCATAGCGTATCTTGTGCTTCACCTGGTAGATCAAACTTGTATACAGTATAGTGTTCGAACGCATCTGCTATCTCTTGAATTGTATGTGGTCTACCTCTTCCAAAGTGAACCTCATCTACGAAACCTATCTCACCAAACATACGGATCATGTTATCTACTACATCAAATACATGGGTGAAGTCTCTTGTCTTCTTACCATCACCAAATATCTCTAATGCCTCTTTCATTTGGATCTTCTGCTTGAATCTTCTAAGGACAGTTGAGTAAGGACCATAGTCAGCCTCACGTGGGCCATAGACATTATAGTAGAACATCTTAGTGACCTGAAGTCCGTACTGGTCTCTGTATAGGTCTAGTGTCATGTCAGCAAATACTTTAGATAATGTGTAAGCGTTGGATGCTGTCTGGTCTAGGTAGTTGATTGATGAGCTCTGTGCAAAGTATACTTTAGCTCCTGTGACTAATCCTAACTCACATACAGCTGTTGTGGACGTGACATTATTATCAATAGCTTCACCAGGAAACTCTATAGCTCTTCTAACTCTTGGTGTGTTGCCCAGGTGGACAATGTGATCTATCTCATCGTTCTCAAACTCTTTCCAGCACTCCTGGATAGATTTGTGATGATATCCTACTCCTTCTACTACATGAAAGCCTGGTGTGCGTAAGTCGTCTACTACAGTAATGGTTCCATCATATTCTTCTCTCAGTGTCTCTACGAAGTGTCCTCCAATGAATCCACAACCTCCAGTCACTAAGAAGTTAGCCTTCTCTTTCACTTTCATCTTTTTCTTCTCCAATAATATTTTCACATTCATCTGCACATGCTGAGCAATAGGCTGCTGGGAACTCAAGTACACCATCGGCACACTTGACATTATACATTACCTTCTCTAGCTTATCATACTCTTTTAAACATCTATCACATTTCATAATAACCTCTACACTACAAAGACATACCCTTGAACGTATTTTCGTCCACGTCTTTCTTTACACCACCAACGATGTAAGAACTTATCTCTGTCTCTTGTGGTGCTACCTGTACTTCGGATCCTGATATCCACTTCTGTGTCCATGGCAGAGGATTAGTTGCACCTACCACATAAGGACAATGGTGACCCACTGCCTTCATCCTCTTACATCCGATCCATTCAACATAGTTGCATAGGAGTTCAGCATTGAGACCAATCATGGATCCATCTTTAAATAGATACTTGGCCCAGTCCTTCTCTTGTTCTATGACATCTACAAATATTTTATCTACCTTATCGACACACTCCTTCTGGATCTTAGCAAAGTCCTTATCGTCTCTTGGCAACCACTTGAGCAGTTGCTGTGTGCCTGCTAGGTGAGTGTTCTCATCTCTAGCTATTAACTTAATAATCTTAGCGTTCCCTTCCATCTTCTTCAGCTCAGCAAATGCCCAGCTGCATGCAAATGACACATAGAACCTAATACCTTCTAATGCATTCACACTATTGAGACATAACCATATCAGCTCTTTGTGATAGTATTGGCTGTATGATGGATCACCAGCTTGATACACTTCATGAGTATAGTTCATGAGGTTATCGTAATGCTCTGTGATACTATCAGCACACTCTGTTATCTCTTTGGTATCCATTATGCCATCAAATACCTCACCAGGATCAGCGTACACATTTCTGATGATGTGAGTGTAGGACTTAGAGTGGATCGTCTCAAAGAACGACCACGTCTCAACCCAGGCTTCAAGTTCAGGGAGCGACACTAGCGGTAGAAGTGCTAGATTAGGAGCCCTTCCCTGAACTGAATCCAATACAATTTGTCTTTTAAGATTAGATGTGAATATGTGTCTTTCTGAGTCTGTTAGGTCTGCAAAGTCCTTACTGTCTCTAAGGATATCAATCTCCTCTGGTCTCCAGAAGAAACCTACCTGCTTCTCTGATAGCTTATCCAACCATGGATATCGTAGCTCATCATACCGAGCAATAGACGTGTTGCCATCGAAGAACATATCTCTCTTAGTGTGGTGTTTCTTGTTCTTTGTTAAAGTACGCACGATTCACATTCCTCATCATCAATTGGATCATCCATACCTACGTAAGGGTGGGATGGTTCCTCTACCTCATCAGTTGCACCATCGTAGGTGTTGAAGTAGTATAGTTGTTTGCCTCCGTATTTATAGAACGAAATTACGTCCTGTAACAGAGTACTCATTGGTATCTTCTCGTCCTCATAGAACCTAGGATTGTATGATGTGTTGACTGATATGCCTTGATCGACATACTTCTGTAGCACAGCACAGATCTTTAGGTATCCTTCTGGCGACTTCTGATCCCATAGCAGCTCATACTTATTCTTCAGGTGATGTATGTGTGGCACTACTTGCTTCAATACTCCATCCTTCGATTGCTTGATAGAGACAAGAGCTCTAGGTGGTTCAATACCATTAGTAGCATTAGAGATCTGGCTAGATGTCTCACTTGGCATAAGAGCCATCAGTGTAGAGTTCCGTATACCATTCTCTCTCAGTCTCTTAGATAAACTATCCCAGTCCTGCTTAGGATTGTGTGGTACTAGCTCATCTACTGTCTTTTTGTATGTGTGTACTGGACATTTACCCAGACTATACTTAGTCTCGAATGACTTCTTACATGAGCCTTTCTCTTCTGCTAGAGTAGCTGATGCATCAATCAAAGCATACGACCAGGCCTCTGCCCACTCATCTATCATCACTAGATCTGGATCTGAATATGTCATACCATTCTTAGCCATCCAGTATGCAAAGTTAATGATACCCACACCAAGAGGTCTCCTGTTCATAGTAGACAGCTTAGCTGCTAGTATAGGATAGTCTTGATAGTCTAGTAGTTGGTCTAATGCTCTCACTAACAACTCTGCAGGCTTCTTAAATCCTGATGGATCCTTGATAGCACCCCAGTTGATAGCAGCAAGAGTACATAGAGATATTTCACCAGCCGGATCGTTAATGTTGTTGAGTGGCTTTGTTGGTAGGTTAATCTCACAGCATAGGTTAGACATCCTAATAGGTGCCATCTCTTCTCTGAAGGATCCATGCTCGTTAGCATGATCCACATTCATCAAATATATACGTCCAGTATCTTTCCTCTCTTGCATGAATGAAGAGAAGAGCTCAATGGCTGGGACTTTCTTCTTTCGTATACTAGTTTTTCTTTCTGCTGTTTCGTAGAGCTCTCTGAATTTGTCGACGTCTGTGTAGAATGTTTCATATAGCTCTGGAACTTCGGCAGGGGAGAACAACGTAATGTCCTTACCTTGTAGTAGTCTCTCATAGAATACTTTATTGAATTGAACACCATAGTCTAAATGCCTTATCCTGTTATCTTCTACACCTTTATTGTTCTTGAGTACAAGTAGGTTCTCTACTTCAAGATGCCATATAGGATAGTATAAAGTTGCTGCTCCACCTCTGACACCACCTTGTGAACATGAGCGTACAGCTGACTGAAATAGTTTATAGAAAGGTATAACACCAGTGTGAGTCGCATGCCCACCATTGATACTACTCCCGAGTGCTCTGATGTTTCCACCCCCAATTCCAATTCCAGCTCGTTTTGATACATATTTAACTATTGCTCCTGTTGTTGCATTGATGCTATCTAAAGAATCGTCTGCTTCAATCAATACGCATGAACTAAATTGTCTTACAGGAGTACGTACTCCTGCCATCACTGGTGTTGGCAATGATATCTCTGACCTACTGACACTGTCATAAAAGTCTTTGATCCATCTCATTCTCTCATCCACAGGATAAGAATGGAATAGAGTAGCACCAATCAACATCATAGCTGTCTGTGGTGTCTCGTATATCTTCTTCGTATACCTGTCCTGAACGAGGTACTTACCTCTGAACTGTTCCATGGCTGCATATGTGAATGACTGATCTCTATCATGATCGATCCACTTATTCATTGTCTCGAATTCATCCTCGGAGAACCAATTGAGCAACTCTGGCTCATACATTCTATTGTCTACATTGTGTTTGATAATTTCTAGGAGATGAGGAGGCTCAAACTGATCGTATGCCTCTTTCCTTAGATGATATGATATAAGTCTGCCTGCAACTATCTGATAGTTAGGTGTCTCTTCAGAGATGAGATCAGCTGCTGCTTTGATCATTGTCTCTTGAATGTCGCTAGTAGTCATTCCATCATAGAATGATATATTACTATTGAGCTCTACCTGTGAAGGTGATACGCCAGTGATTCCATCACATGCGTAGAATATAACTTTATGTAACTTTTCAAGATCCAGAGGAGCTTTCGTACCGTCCCTCTTAGTAATATTAATTTCCGACATTTACCGCAGCCTCGTTTAGAAGTTCTCTATTCACTAGATGTTGCGCTGCAATATCATCTTTAGATTGGCCATGGTATTCTACAGCATGATGCTCAGTGATCATCAACTGATTGATGTTTACCATTGATCCAGTCTCTTCATTATCAATATAGAGAAGCTCTCCGAGGATACGGCCAAACTTACCTTTTGCATCCTTATGAGTCTTTAAGACAGGTGTACCCATCTCTAGTTGCTCAACAAGGAAGTCTTTTGCTTTGAGACCAAATGCTTTCTCTGCTAGGTCTCTTGTTCTACTCTCTGGAGTGTCAATACCGTATAGTCGTACACGTTCCTTCTTCATCCATACACCAAAGCCAAGGTCGATGTTTACATCCACTGTGTCCCCATCTACCACTTTAACTATTTCTATTCTATACTCGTACATTATTCTCTCCTGATTTCTTTTAATTGTTAGGTTCTTTATTTATTCATTTTGCCCATACGGACAAGGCCCGCTTGGCCTTCAATCCACTAAATGTGTTCGTGTCTACTATCTGCTTAATATCGGCTGGTTCCATACCAGCTATCACCATGTCATTTATGTCTTTTTCTTTGACATGAGCTGGCCAGATGCATACATTATACCCACTATTAATAGCAGAGTCAACAGCCGTCTTAGTAAACTCACTACGAGGCTCATTGTCTAGCACTACAGTCACCTTCTTAGGTGTAATATGCTTCTCTAATAGCTTCCAATGCATAGAGCCTACAGCAACAGAGTTAGGTATGAAGAGAGAATCAAACTGTCCTTCAAGGACATATACTGTCTTATCTGGATCCACATTATCTAATCCATATAAGAATCCAGTATCATCTCCACTGTCCCAATTGAGCTTCAGATATCTCTGCTTGCTATCTGGGTTAGTAGATCTGGCAACTGCTCCAAAATACTTGCCATGCTGGTCTACCAATGGCAATACTATACGTGGATCCTTTCCTTTGAACTCCCCTGGAAACTTACTAGGTAACCACTTCTTTGCCCACTGATATCCATTTTCTACATAGAATATTTTGTAGTGAGTGTTGCTAGGAATTCTCCTGCCTAATATATATGTCTTCGCAGGATGGTCATAAGCCAATTGGCTGATCTTTTTTAGTTCTTTGAATGGTTTGTTGCCTATCAATTGTTTGAACTTAGGCTTACTCTGAAATGAATCTACGGGTGTAGTATTACTCTGAGACATATCCATTGAGGCTTTCTCTTTGACCATCTCAAAGACATACTCCCTATGCATACCTGGATCTTGCTCCTCTAAGAACTTAGAGAAGGTTCTACTGACATGACAGTTATGACAATAGTAGAAATATTCCTGCTTCTTAACGAGTAGGAATCCTCTTGCCTTAGTCTTATCCTTTCTCGAGTCCCCACAGTAGGGACATCTAAAGTTCATCGTATTGTTCTTAGATGAGAACCTATCGAATCTATTAGATAAAAGTAATGCGTATTTGTGATCAATCCACTGAGCCATGTATTAGATTATACACGACTAGGGCTATAAAGTCAACCAGTTACAGCAGGAAAATGTACGCCCATTGATATGAGTCCACTAACAATAGCTGCACCACCAACGACTGCCCACTTCCATTGTTGAAGAGTACTAATTTCTTCCATGAGTCTAGTAGACTCAGTATTCATATCATCTCTCAAAGCTGATACTCTCTGATGTATAGCATCCATCTGTACAAAGTGGCGTTCCATGATGTTCTCGTTTTGATCTAACCGAGTCTCATGTACAGCTAGTATTTGTTTGATGTCTGAACTAACGTCTGCTAGCTTATCGATAGCCTCATCTAACTTGTCAATTACTCGATAGACGTGGTCTATGTCAGTATTCTCTGGCATTATTTACTCCTCTAATTTTTTAATGCGGACTTGTAGCCTTTTTATTCTTGCGTCCAGTTTGGCAAACCCGTCAAACTCTTCGAGGCCACACTTAGGGTGAGATACTGATTCCAGCTCCTCTATTCTCGTTTTCAAGTTGGGATACTTCTTAAACCATTTTTCCTCTTTCTTAGTTATATCCAAGTCGTACTTGGTTGTAACATAAGTCATGAGACGATCCAGAGACGTCTGGATCCAAAGACCAGCCCGCGTTTCTTTGAACAAAGAAGAACTAAGAAGAGCGCTGAGAATAGTCTTTAATAGGTACCAATACATGGTAGTATTTAGGTACTTACTCTCCGTCAGTCTTCGGTTTGTATGCCTTTTTAGTAGATTTCTTTACAGTCTTTTTTGCAGGAGCTTTTTTAGCTACTGGCTTCTTAACTGTAGGCTTTTTAGCTGCTGGCTTCTTATTAGATGCTGCAATGTCTCTTGCCTTTGATTTGCTCTTGTAGACTCTTTTTTTAGACTCATCTACATCAGGTGTGCTCTTGTCGTCTGCAATAAACTTACCTTTCTCGTCTCTTGCTCTTACAGTTTCAAACCCAATCCAGTCTGTTAATTTTTTAAACCAACTCATTCTATCTCTCCAGTTTTGATAGCGACGCCTATTCCTTTCTGACCATCAGACATGGTAACGTCTCTATAATATATTACTACTTCACCCAGCTGCTTGATATACCTTTTTAG